AGGTCATGTAGTCACCTTCACGATGCCCACCTGTCCATGTGCTATAAGGTTGCCTCCCCCGCCTCCACCTCCGTTTCCTACTGGATCAAACGCAAAAAGCCTTCTGCTGGTATCCTGTGCAATATCAGGTCGAGCATTTCTAAGAGCTTCCGGGTCAGCATAATCACCAAGCCTACCTAAAAAGTTCTGCGGCTGATCTTCGTCCAACATATCCTTGCCGACCATAAGGCCCGTCATACGTCCAGCCTTAATCTGTGGCACAAGATCCTTGATCTTATACCTGAACCCAGTGCGGTCGCAGAATCCGAAAGCATACTTCCCATTAGCATAGCGAGCCATCAGGAATATCCTCCAGGGACGAAATGCACAGAAGCTCTATCACGATCTTCTTGCTCTGCTAATTGCCATTGAAACTCGTACTCAGCCTTGAGTTCAGGAGAACGCACGAATGCTTCCGGGTATTTTTGCGAGATACGAAATGCCAATCCAGAAACCAATGCAGGAAGAAAGCGAGCGGGGACATCAGGATTCGTAGATCCCACCGCTCCCGTGTCTTCTATACGCCTGATACGCTGATAGGCGAATGTGTAGACCTTGTCTGGTGTCGGCCATAGATACGCAACCGGAGCGGCACCCTGCTTATCAATGTAGATATTTACAGGACGCCCTTCGGTAAGCTTATTGGGTATCGTGGAATACTGGGATACGCTGAAACGTGAAAGAGGCAAGTCGTTTTGCGACGTACCCGTTCCGTCACGAATCCAATATTCGATAAGATCAACCGTATCTGCTGGTAGCGTGATTGTGGAAGTGCTCGCGGTTGTGCTGGCAGTTCCTTGTTCTACGCACCAGAAGTTGAGTCCACGGTTCGCCCACTCAAGACTCATTAGATTCAGAGAACGACGAGCCGTTTCGATATCGTAGCCTGTCTTGGACTGAAGGCCACATCTTTCGAACGCCTCTTCAATAACCTCTGCAATCTCAAGGTTGAATGTCGCAGTACCTGACGTAGCCATTAGCTATCCCTGAATTTATTTTTAGATTGCTTCTTAAATACGCTAACCTTTCCAGGCGTCAAAGAGCCATTACCAATCAGGCCACCACTTCTCATTGCCGCGAAATCCTGCAAGGAACCTTTTTTAGCAAATTCATCTTTTACAAGACCCCCAATCGCTTTCTTTTGCGCTTCTCTAGCCCATTCACGAGCCATATCAGGCTCGTTAGCGAACATCCATTTTCTTTGTTTATCGCTCTTGAAGGGCATCAAAAAGCCCTCCAATTGGGATATTCCAAAGCAATATGACTAGTATGAGCCACTTCTTCCTCATGATCAGGGTAGTTTTCGGCCAACCTACTGTAATAGCCCCAATTATGATCAGCATCAGCCTTCTTTTTAGCGATCTCGTTGTATTCGGGAACGCTACCTTCTTTCTTATCAGCCATTAGTAGCTCTTCCTCAGAGCCACCAGCACGGTATAACGATCCCCGCTTGAGTGGCCCGTAGTGGTGAAGTTGATGTCTCCCGTCTTGCCGCCACCTGAATTATTGGTGAGCGGACCAGCCTGACGGAAGTCGTAAAATCCATATCCGCTGAGAGTCCAGCAAATAACATCCGTGGAGGCGTCCCATAGAATATCTACGGTCATACCGGAGCAGTCATACCACATCTGCTGGATCGTAACACCAGCGCATGACTTTCCAGTACCGGATTCGGTCTGGAGGGCAGAAACATCCACCTTGGTCACAGCACTTTCGCCTGAGCCATCGGAGATGTTGGTGAACTTCATAACAGCGATTCGGTCGCCGTCTTGGATCGTTTGGGACGTTACTGCGTCAGCCATCTCATTCTCCCCGCGAGGACAGGGCTTCTAGCCCCGCTCGCAATAGGAAATATGACCACCCACCCTTAGATGGGTGGCCTTATCTCAGTTAAACATTACGACAGTGCCGCAATCGGTACATATTCGATAATGAATGTGAACGATCCCGCAGTAGTAGCATCTGCAGTGTTTGTGATATTGCAGTAAATCGTCCGTTCAGAAGCGGTATACTGAGCCGACACGGGAGCCGTAGTAGTACTCTCCGTTGTGGCTACCAGTGTGCAACCTACGACATTACCCACTACGACTGTCGTTCCACCATCTAGGATTTGATCGGTGATCGCCGCAACAATCTGGGCACCGGAACTTGATGTTCCAACCTCAAACCCAATGTCTCCCGTTCCGATAACCGGAGCAGTGATACATACAATTTTGATTGCGGTGATAACAGTGTTAGCTGGCTGAGTAAACTCACCAATAGCTGGGCTGTCGCCTGCCGTTGTGTTGACTGTAACGCCTGAAGCGTGTCCAACACCCTTACCTAGAACGACTCTAGTAGTAACGGCACCAGTTGTACTGCTCTTATCAACGGATTGAAATCCGTTTTCCGATCTTACTGGTCCTGAAAAAGTTGTGTTAGCCATGATTTCTCCTGTCTTGGCTAGTGTCTACCAATCTCTTGATAGTCAGGAAAAAAAGAAAGGGTGGGAACAGTCCAAACATAGAACCGTCCCCACCCCCTACTCACTATGCTCCGGGTGAACCCCAGATCCCTAATGGATCTGAGACACCAAAGCTGTACCGCTCGCGAGCCTTGTAACGCACGTTTCCGGTGTCAAAGTCACCGTCCATGCTCGTCTCAAGTGCAACACGATTAAAGTGCTTCATTCCATTCGGAATATCGGTAAGAAGGAACCACGCATCCGTATCTGTCAAATAGTGATTCACAACTGTTCCGCCAGGAACAACACCCATCGAACGCACAGCGTTGATATCGTTGTCCGCAGTTGAAGGGCGAAGCTCAGATTTCATTACCCTTTGCGCTACAAATTGTAGATCGGGCGGGATAACGAGCGTCTGGGGACGAGCAGCGATCAATAGACCACGCTCATCTGTCCATTTGCCAATCTGAATTACAGCGGCCTCAAGAGAGGTCTCGTTGAGATCTGCCGCTGTGGCCTGAGTGTTTGAGTTCGTTCCACCCGAAACAAGCGGGTGAGAAGTCGAAAACAATGCTACACCGTCACCACTTGAATAAGCCGTGGTAAAGCCATTGTTCAACGGAACAACAGATTTCACTTGCTTAGTGTGAGCCATGGCACGAGCCAAGGCTTTGGTGTAACGAGCCGACAAGGAATCATAAAGATTGTCTTCCATGGCTTCTTCTGTAATAGCAAAGCCCATGGCAATCGTTTCATGGTTGTACCGCGCCGTGAAAGATTCCTGTGCAGCGTCATACGAAATTGCCGATCCCTCATCCTTGACGGGAGCAGCATCGAAGCCCGAAAGCTTCACTTCTTCTTCAAAAGACCTATCTGAACTTTCCGTCTCATAGATTTCGCTATGCTCCGCATCGTAGCGAGCATACTCCAATCCAAAGAGCGCGTTCAAGCCCGGAAGTAGTTCCTTGAGAAGTTGTGCGCGTGATATAGCCATTGATCAATCTCCTATTATACGCCAGTGGCGTTTAAGTATGAATGATTGGAGGCTGACCCACTCGACGCCGCATTGAACTTAACGATAACGTCGGGATAAGCATCACTCGCCGTGGTCCCTTTCGGGGGCAAACTCTTAGGTCCATCAACAAAGTCGATGATCCGAAGTGGAAGCGTGTTCGTTGTAGCTGGTGTGCTTCCATCCAAAGCATTCTTGGATTTACCAATAGAGGTGCTACCAGCCGTTTGAACCACAGAAGCATTAAGACCACGATCCGTGGTGTTTAATGCTTCATCGGATTGCATCTGAAATACAACATGCGGGTCATCTATAACGTAAGCCATCGCATCAGTTGCCGTTGTAGACGCAGGCCACTGCGTGTTAAACGTCTTCTGATTTGTTGTGCTTGGCGTATAGGAACATCCCACAAAAATTCCTACTGCTGTTAGCGCAGTGGTGCCAGAATCCAACTCAACTTCACCATCTGACGCTAACTTCACAAAATCACCGTTAAAAATGGCGGTGCCATAGGTACTACCTATCGGTAAGTGCCTCACCTTGCCCGTATATGAGCCGGAAGCACTTAGCGTACCAATTGGCCTCGCGCCATACGGTGCCGCTGAAGTAGCCATAATAATTTCCTAATTAAATTTAGGCATTTAGCGGCCTTCGCCGCCGAATACCACACGAGTTTTACGATTTGGTGCAAGAACGGGCATCCGTGGATCGTTCTCACGCATATAATTGTTGTCAACGGCCTGCATCTGGGATTCAGCATGACTCTTGTAATAATCACGCCTCTTCTCCACTTGTTCCTGTGGTGCCTTACAGAGCAGTAGTCCACCGACTTCAATACCACCCTTCGTACCCCATTCAGATTTATGATCACTCATAATATGAAGTTCTGGATGATCTTCGGCACGAACTGGTTCCCAGCCTTCACGAAATTTCTTAGAAACATTCGTGTTATCAGGATTACCAATCATAGATGTTCGTATCCATCGAAAAACCCAGCCATCTTGCGGATCGGGGTCTGGAAGTAATGATGCGGGTTCCCAGGGCGTATCACGAGTTTCATTTTCACGAGTCTCAAGATCACGGGGTTCCCGTGTAGCGCGTTCTTCAGCCATTAGACCATCTCCTTCATTAACTGGGCCGCATATTGCTGAGGTGAAAGTCCCAAGCGTTTCGCGAGTCTGACTTGGGTCTCCGTCAATCTGACGGTGCGTGGTTTAGCTCCGCTATTTCTAGAAGCAGATGCTACCACGGTCTTTCTTCGAGGCGGTGCGGTGTCAACAACCATCGTAGAATTGGTGCGCTGGCTGCTACTACCGAATTGCGTAGGAAAAACTTCTTTCATACGAGAATCAATCAATTCATAATATTGTTCAGACTCAGGGTCAATACCTTCATCTCCAACCAACTTTTCATGTACTCCATAAGCAAAGCTGGTCATTTCCTTATCAACACCAAACCACTGGTTACGTTCCTGCCATTCCATAGCCTTCACATCCGGCTGAATCGGCTCTGGAATGTACTGTTGTTGCTGTGCAGCGATCTGTTGGTTCTCTGCCAACACCTGTTGCTTCCAATTATCTATAATTTTCTGTGAAACAGCAGGTGCATAGGCTTGAGAAAGCTGCGCGTTGGTCAAATGTTGCTGTGCAGAGGCAATTTGATCGGAATCACCCGATTCATGTGCTCTTTTGAAGTTTTCCTGGGCAATTACGAGTGAAGCATCTGCTTTATCCTTACTTTGCTGCGTTAAAGCGGTCTGAGAGTCCTGAACAAGCCTTAAAAGCCGCTGATTTTCGACTTGAAGGTTCTGAGTGTAGTTAACAGCCTCATTTGCAAGCCTATCCGACGATTCTTTGGCTCTACGCTCTTCGTGGTACTCCCATTTCAGCTTTTTTATGCGTTTT